TCAATTATACCCAAAGTCATAATTTTAGCGTATAACATACCAATATCTTTACAATGATATAACCCAGTGAGATTATATTCTCTTTTGTACTTCTTTATCCGGTCAATAGTCAACTTTTTCATTTTGTTGATCTCCTCTTTTTTGTAGGCTTCCAATTATTTAAAATATCATTTGTCCAATTCATAGAATTATACCTCCAAGCCTTGATCCCCAACCTCCGGAATAGATAGAATCAAATTCTTTCAACATTTGCGCTGTATCCGGCGCGATCTCTCCGGCGGTAAAAATATAACCGCAATCAATACAAGCACCTTCATTTTCTCTTACACTTACATTTTTACTTTCGCATCTTTCGCAAGTCATGTTAAAACCTCCCTTGTTTTTTTACTTCTTCCGCCTCTGTAAGCGGAGATAAAAATTTAATTCCGGCGCTAACATCATCTTTTCTTAATGACTTCATGCAAGCTATCAAAACATCATAGTTGACTTGAACATAACAAAGTCGATATTCCTTGTATGCTCTGTCAAGCATAGGCTTGGGAGCGTTGCAAAATACTTGCGCCAAGTGCTTAAATTTATTGAGCGCTTTGTTTTTGTTTGTCATTTTGTTCTCCTTTGTTTTATTTGTTTAATTCTACTAGTGTCCGGTTCCTATGTCCTTGATATAAGTATACCTGTTTATAATGTAATGTCAAGTAAATAATCAGTTATTATTTATGTTACCTTTGTTTATATGTATCATAGTTATGAAGGGGGAAGTGTATAAACTCTTAATTGTTTTTTTATATACTATATAGGGGTATATACAGCGGTCTGAGAATATCAAACGATGTGAGAATTTTAAACTTTTGAAAGTGTTCAAAAAGAGGGTATCACGCTCCCGTTGCATAAACATAACGTTTGCTATCATTCGGAGTATTTGAGCTCATAAAAGCGCTGTTTTTATACATCAATATACCTATATATTAGGTTTGTATGCGCGCAGGATACAAAGCTAAGGTACATACGAACAAACCCAACATACACAATAAAGGGAACAGCGCCGGATCCGGGACTGTTGCCCCCGGATCCGGGACTGTTGCCGTCCGGATCCTGGCGCCGGCGTGCTGAGCTATGCTGTTGTTGATGATATCATTAGCCTGCTATGCTGTTGTTGATGTGCTGATCGACCTGCTAGCGCAATCCTCGACGCTCTGCCGGCTGGATCGGAGAGCATGCCGGCATGCCTTGGATTATAGCACCTAGCGCGCCGGCTGGCGCCTATGTGAGATATTTTTTACCCCCACCCCCCGTAAATAAAACTTGACGCGAACCCACTGCTCCCGGGCGCCGAGCAATAAAATTGTTATATACACTCTCTCCCTATCTCCCTACCTTTGATTCTCCCTATCTCCCTACCTTTGATTCTCTCTATCTCCCTACCTTTGGTTCTCTCCCTGGTCCCCGACCCCACCCCTTTATTTCTATATAAAAATAATACAAAAAAATTCCTAAAAAATTTGACTTTCCATAATATATAGTGTATATTTAACTAAAGCACTAAAGGTAATACATTGACATCAAACATTCTTAACCAAGGAGGAGAAGTATGGCACAAGCCGCGAAAACAGAGACTGCGACACCAAAGGCTGATCGAGCAAAGGATCTGGAGAATTATCCTTTTCTCATCAAAACTCTGGTAACATTTACAATGCTAAACCCACAAGGCACCGAGGTAAAGCACAAAGATGAGGTAGTGTTTAAGTTAGATGCTGCATCAGCGAGAATGCCGTGGTATGTTCTCAGAAACTACACGGTACCAAAATACCTCACGAAGAAACATGGGCCATTTGAAGTAGCGTGGCAGAGAATCTACGAGATAAGAATTGAAAAACTTATTAACAGAAAAGATCCAACGGACATAACCGAGATACCAATGCGAGTTATGACCCTCACCCAACTTGAATCATACAATCAGAAGTGGGAACTGGGTGTTGATGTGACTGAGTTTTATTCCGTAGAGAAGGCGAGGGAGATGGTGCAACTTAGGCAGACAGATGAAGAGGGGTATAAGAAACACCTTGCAGATTATAGAGAAGGTAAGCAGAGAACGTATCCGGAACTTGATAATATGAGAGGGGATAATGAGGCCGCGATGGGTGAAGAGGATGAATTTTCTTCCCTTGAAAAGAAAGTGCCGGTATCAAAAAACCCTAAAAAGCCTATGCCAACCGAAGCGGTTGAGCCTAGTGCGGTAGAGAAAGATTTACTAAAGGACGAACCAGAAGACAAGACGGGTCCGGTGGATCCTTTTGCGGGAGTATAGATGAGAAGTTACCCAATAGTATGCCCAAGCTGTCAAGGAAGTGGACAAGGTGCGCCAGATATGCACTCCATGAATACGTCAAGCCTATGCAAAGCGTGTAATGGAACAGGCACTGTGATGTGTACCGATACAGCAAGAGATGGGGGATAAATGACTGATCCCTTTGAACCGCAGCCGGAAACAAAGGCATTGACTGAGAAGGATATTTACTACAACGAGATTAACGAACAAGGCGTTGTAAGTAAATATAAGATCGAGTCTGGTGTCCATGTGAAGGTTGCGGACTTAGGGAATGTAAAAGATTTTTTTAACCGCGCGTTAGCGAGAGCGGCGGTTATGACACTAGACCAAGTTCTGAATCTTGAAGTAGGGGACCTTACCCACCTGGAACTGGCGGCGATTAAGTTAGCCGGGAATGCGGCGATGGGCGATCATAAAGCGACACAAGAATTAGCGGACAGATTGGTAGGGAAAGCGAAACAGGTATCTGAATCTACCAACCTTAACCTCACCATTGATGATATACTCAATGGTGTTCAAGCCCAAGGTGGGGCGATCGATGTTTGAAAAAATCATAGAAGTAGTAGCTTGGGCATTGATGAAGTTGGCAGATATATTTAATTATAAACCATATTGAAGGAGGATAATGACAACAGCTAAAAAAGGTTCTTGCGGGGGTACACCTCGCGTTGGTAAGAAAGGGGATGCTAAACCTGGCCGCGGTGGTGGCAGAGGTAGAGGTTCCGGACAAGGGCGGGGCAGAAAATAGTGTCCGACGCTAAGTTAAAAATAGATCACTTACGAGATAACCTTCCGGAGTATGCAGAGAAGTTTATTCGTATCAGACCTAAAGAGGGGGGCAAATCTGTCCCCCTTATTTTTAATCAAGCACAGATGATGCTCCACCATTTCATAGAAGACATACGCAAAGCCGGGCAACTCGTAAGAGTATGCGTGGTTAAGGGTCGACAACAAGGTGTGTCAACTTACACGGCCGCCCGGTTTTTGCACAAGGCTTCGATGAACCTGGGGGTATCTGTTTTTATTCTTGCCCATATGGCAAAATCTACTGACTACTTATTTGATATGGTTAAAAGGATGTATGGTAATTTACCTGAATCCCTGCGGCCAAGCATTGAGCGCTCCAACAAAAAAGAATTAAAATTTGGTCGCCTCGATTCAGAATATGCACTTGGTACCGCAGGGGCTAAGGAAGTTGGACGATCTATGAACCCTCACCTATTACACTTATCGGAAGCAGCGTTTTATGACAACACAGATGAACTATCAACCGGGCTAATGCAGGGCGTAGCAACTGGACTAAAGACCGAAATAATAATGGAATCAACTGCCAATGGCATTAACAATATGTTCTACAACTTGTGCATGAAAGGCACAGATCCTAATGCACTCACACGATACAAGACCTTATTTATCCCCTGGTTTATCCAGGACGAATACAGAGAAACCCCGCCCCCAAGATTTAAACCCAATGCAAAAGAAGAAGAGTTAATGGAAATCTACGGACTTGCCATCGACCAGATCTTTTGGAGAAAACGAAAATTGGAGGATGAGTATAATAATGACTTATGGAAATTTTTACAAGAATACCCTTGCTGCCTCGCGGAAGCGTTTCAGTCGACGGGTAATACGTTGCTTAAACCAGAAATTGTTGCAACTGCTAGAAAGTGTTCTGCGTATCTTGATTCGCTTGCTCCAATGGTTATGGGTGTGGATGGGAGTGGAGAAGGTTCTGACCGCACTGTCCTTGTTATCAGACAAGGACGAAGGATAGTAGAATATGAAGTACATAATGAACCGGTAAAACCCATGCGCCTAGCGGGCATTATTGCCCAAAAGATTGATAAACTAGGACTTGACATGGTGTTTCTTGATGTAGCCTATGGTTATGGTTGCCGGGACAGACTGGTAGAGATGGGGTATGGCGCGAAGACGATGGACATACACTTCGGAAGTACCCCGCTCATGCCTGAATTATATAGAAATAAACGCGCGCAGATGTATGGATTTTTAAAAGATTGGTTTGAAGAAGGTGGGGTGAGTATCCCGGATGAAGACATATTCGTAAGAGACCTGTTAATGATACCAGGATTTGAATTAAGCACATCCCGAGGATTACTCACCCTACCCTCTAAAGTTGAGATAAAGAAAAATAACGAAGGGATCTCCCCTGACATTAGCGATGCTGTATGTTTGACCTTTGCCTTCCCGGTACGAGCGAGAGGAATGCAGAGCAAGATTCATACAGCCGGGCCTAGTGAAGTCAGAGTGCGAAGCCCTTATAAATCGAGAAGACTATCAGAGAAGTTTGTGAAACCAGAGAAGTCAAGTGAACTCTATATAGGGAGATAGATGGAAATACGCAAAATGCTAGAGACAGATTTTGAAGAGTGTGTTGTACTCACAGCAGAGTTTGTGGAAGAATCTTTATTTGAGTACGGAGTATCTTTGGAGTTAGATAAATTAACCCAGACATACGCCAAGGTGTGGCCTACTAGCTTTGTGGCGGTTATAGAGAGTAAAGTGGTGGGGATATTAGCTGGGTTCATCAACACAGATCTTATGTGCAACGAACCAGTATACGAAGAGATACTCTGGTATATGAGCAAGAAGCATAGAAAATATGGGATAAAACTATTTAAGCACGTGCAGCAGGAATGTATAGTGCTTGGGATAAAGAGAATGACGATGTGCTGTATGCACAACAGTAAGACAGAACAACTATTTAATCTGTATAAAAAACTAGGTTTTCAAGAACAGGAAACTAGATTCGTAAAAGAACTAACATAGGAGGAAGTTATGCCAGTATTCACAAGTATAGGTGTGGCAATAGGAGCATCTGCTGCCGCAGCATTTGCGGTAGGTGTAGGAGCGACAGCATTAGCTATAGGTGTAGGTGTAGGAGCGTATGCTCTTGGTGGTGGATTTGACGGTGATAAAAGTGGTGGGGACTCCAGGGTTCAGGCGGCAACAGGTACAGGCGCGCTTACCCATGCAGAAGCTAAAAACATTGCAAGGAAAAAAGCATATAGGGCTGGTGTTATAAATACAACGCCTACAGGTTTGGATACACCTCCAAATACCTCGACAGCAAAACTAAAATAAGGTGGTGAAGATATGGCAAAGAAACAACCTCAAGTGGGTAGACCACTTTTAGATAAGTTAAAACAAGCACGTGACGGGTATATGGGTGCAAAGATTAATTTCAATAAGCAGTACGCCGCCCTTAGTCAATACTTCTATCAGATTCGGGCCGACCAACAGATGTATACCCCACAGGTTATTCAGGGGCAGTTTGAAAACGATGGTAATGTAAATGATAATGTAGGAGCGAAGAGTGCAAAGTTAATGGCTTCTGCTCTTATGGGTATGATATGGAAAGACGAGAAGGGAACCTTTAGACTTGTTCCTTCCCAGCACATAGAAGAAACTAAAGAGGTAGTAGAATACTTCGATAGAATTACTACAGATATGGCTACCTATATGGAACGCCCAAAATCAAGACTTACCATTTCACTCTTCAGGACTATATTGGAGTCTGTCATTTATGGTACTTCTGGGCTAGTGGTAGCCAAGGGGGGCTATGACCACCCGTTGAGATATTTCAATAAGACAATTCTTTCCTTCTATCTTGGGTACGATAGAGAGGGTGAGATTATGGAAATCTTCATAGACTATACTCTTTCAGCCGATGAATTGTGGGATGCTTATGGAGAGTTAGCTGGCGGGCAGGTAATGACAGCTATCCGGAACAACGATCATATTACAAGGTTTGTTGTGACAGAAGCTATTCGGCCTCGTGAAATGGAGGAAGGCAAGAGTGTGGCTGGAAAATTAGGTATGCCTTATGCAGCCCATCTCTTTATGCCTAATGAAAACATTTATCTTGAAGAGGGTGGATATGAATCCCTCCCAATGAAGGTTTTATTCCACGAAAAGTTGGAGTATGAATCATATGGTAGGAGTCCCGGAATGGATGCTTTACCTACAGTTGTTCAAGCTAACATTGCTGCAGAGATCCTCGCTATAGGAGGAGAACTCACAGCGCAACCCGCACTGGGAATGTTTGACAACGGATCCTTGGCTGGATTGTCGGTTGATCTTTCCGCAGGGGCTTTAAATGTATTTAATGTTGCGGGTACAGTACCAACAGAGAAACCTATTTTTCCACTATTTGCTGTGGGTGATCTTAGAGTTATGTACGAATGGAGAAAAGAATTACAGATAGAAGTTGCGTCTTACTTTCTTCTCGATAAACTTTATGATCTCCAGCAAAAACAACGTATGACTTTAGGTGAAGCGGTGATGAGGGAACAGATAAGATCAGATTCTCTTTCCCCAATATTCTCACAGCAGATGGCTTTCTTGTCAGAGGTGCTTACGAGATCAGTAGATATTGTCTTTGGTATGGGACTTTTTGGTGTGGCGGATATTAACAATGAAAATGATCCTACAGTGAAAGCACTTATGGAGAGTGGCCACACCCCATTCGCTATACCAGAAGTTATTCTTGACGCGATGTTAAAGGGGATAGACTGGTATGATATACAGTTCATTTCTCCTGCAGCGAGGATAATGAATAACGAGGAACTACAGAGTACCCTCAAGTTTATATCAGTAATGGGCGAAGCCGGGGCGATTAGCCAGGAGTTTATTGATGTCATCGATCCTGATGGCACCGCCACGAAGCTAAAGAAACTCACAGCTACTGATTCAGTTGTTGTGCGTACGCAGGAACAAAGAGACGCCATCCGGAAACAGAGAGCAGAATTTCAGATGGAAATGGCCAAGGTGGAAGCTGGAGCAAAACAGGCAGCGGCAAACCAGGCTAATGCACAAGCAGACGCAGCCCGCAGTGGCGCTGTGCGTAATTTAGAAAGTTCAGGACAACCGCAAGGAGTTTAAACATGACAGAGGAAAAAAAGACATTCAGTAAGGCAAGTATTCTTGAGAAGCAAAAAGGGCAGCAGGAAGAATACGAGAAGAAAATGGGAGAGATGCGTAAAGCACTCGAAGAGGTAGCTTCAACAACTGGTGGGGAAAGAGTATTGAAGTATCTTTTTCTTTTAAGTGGGGGAGATATGGGGTCGGTTCGTAGAGACAAAGAAGGGGTAATTGATACAGATGACACCCTTTTAACTCTTGGAGCAAAAAGCGTGTGGGAGTCATTGCGGTACGCGATGACATCAGAAACTATTATGAGAATTGAAAGACACAATTGGGAAGTATAACAAAAGGAGATCAACATGACAACCGGAGCAATGGGAACAGGTGCCGCAGGCACAGGAGCAACAGGAGCAACAGGCGCAGGAGCAACAGGAGCAACAGGCGCCGCGGGTACAGGAGCAACAGGTGCAGCTATCAAGGACAAACGATTAAATAAGATTACTGTCGATGTCCCAGAAAAGTATAAGAATGAGGCTTGGGCGAAAGAGGTTACGAGTGTAGACGATCTCTTTGACAAGATGGCCGGTGCGCAGAAACTCATAGGTAAGGATAAGATTGTCCTTCCTGGAGATGGTGCTACCGCGGAGGAATTAGAAGCCTTTCAGATCCGTATGGGAAGACCTGAAACGGCAGAAGGCTATGAGTTTAATAGTATTTCCGAACTCCAGGAAGTAGAGAGGAATGTGGACCTAGATACCGGGATGAAGAAGATCTTTCTTAAAAATGGAGTGTCCAAAAAAGCTGGGGAAGGTATTGTAAATGACTATGAATCCTTGATTTATAGCATGAATAAACCCACTATTGAGGCTTCGGCACAGAGGAATATGGATTTTCAGGCGTTAGCTGATGAAACATTAGGAGAGGATAAAGCTAGTTCGGTAGCCGCCTTTAAGACTGTTATGAAAGAATCCCTGGGGGATAAGGCCTATTTAGTCGACAAAATTGAACATATGAGTAATGAGGAACTTATGCCTCTGATCGTGTTTAGTAAGAACATTCACGATAAGTACACCGGGGAGAACAGAGTTCAATCGCGTCCGGGCCATACAACGGCAATGACAGGAGATCTCAAGACCGATTTCCAGGCATTATCTCAGAAGAAGATTGCAATAAAGAATGATAATAATATGCCCGCACACATTAAAAAACTTCAGTTGGCCAACCTAAATACCCAGATAATTAAAATTGGGGGGAAGGCTTCAGAAGCAGGCGTAGATTTATTTAAGTAATAAATTTGACAAAGTGGTATAAGTAGTGTATATTTAAGTTACAGATATAACGTCCGTAATGGAACGGGTATCGACCTAGTCGTCCGGCTTAAACGGGTATCGTTAGTAGATGTAAAATATTTATTGATGAACCTAACTAAGGAGGACAAAATGGCTAGAGCAGATTATGCAGGTGTGGAGACAGTTTTAAAAGATGATTATTTAGGTAATCTTTTAAAGATCCCACAACAGACAGAGACAAGACTTTTCGGTGGCTTCGCAGAAGTTACTGTAGAAGGTAAACAAATGTATATCGATGGGATCGCTCCTGTTGATTACAGGATAGACAATTCATACGACGCTAGTTCTGAAGGCGTTGCCGCTAACTATTTCCGCAGAAAATTAGACACAGACAGAATGATTATCGAAGTTGACTATGACGAACATTGGTTTCGTAAGACCACTTCTTCCAATCCTTCTTCTCTTATCACACAGGAAATGATGAACGCAAGTTATCGTTTTCTTGATAAGGTCGGTATTGATGCGTCAGTTGCTACGGTACAGTATGGCGAATATGGTACTACAGATCTTACATTTGCGAATGATGGTGGTATTACATTAGACGCAACTGGTGGTATCACGATAGATCTTCTAAGAAAAATAAATCACAGATTCACAGGTACTGAAGTTGTTTCTCCGAATGGTATGAACAATGTTAAGTTTGTTATCTCGGAAGACGAACAGTATGATATG